CCTGGTCAAAGACCCTGGAAAACTGAGCATCACCAGACCCGTTCACGGCTTCACCGTAAGTAGTCGCAGATGAATACGATGACGGATTAGGTGCATTCATACCACCTTTCATGGTTCTAGACCTTCCCCTGGACCTAGACCTTCCAATAGACCTAGACTTTCCCATAGACTTAGACCTAGACTTTCCCATAGACCTGGACCTAGACTTTCCCATAGACCTGGACCTAGACTTTCCCATAGACCTGGACCTAGACTTTCCCCTAGATCTGCTTTTAGATGCGCTCCTACTTCTTTTCATACTCCTGCTTGCCATTTATATAGATTGTTGAGAATAAAAATATATACGCGCTCCACTTTTCCCGAAGGGACCCCGTAAGCCCCATATGAAAAGTTAATTTTCTAATTTGGCTCCACTCAACCTTTGGAAAGGGTTTAAGCGAAGCAAAAACCAAACACTCCCTTCGGGAGGGGGCTTACGGGGGTTTACCCCTGTGAAAGGTGGACTTTGCTAAATAATTGTTTATTGCGCAACAATAAAATCAAAATAAATAAAATTGCTAAAATCATTACAAAAATCAAAAAAACAAGGATAACCGTTATATAGATATATGGATTAATCTCATATAAGATAAAATCAATTACCGGCTTGAATAATATTTTGCACTCATTTTTTACATCTTCACGTTTTAAAATATCCAAACATTGCTGGGCAAATGATTCCTTCATATTTACTGTATACAAAATCTTTATCATTTTTATGCGTGTTATTGGGTTTAAATTTTTCTATATAACCAATAAACGATGGACAATATAATTGAACCAAATGAAACGTTTGATTTCACAAAATTATCTTTAGCTCATCCATCTGGCATTCAAGGTGGTGCGTATTTCACAAAGATACTATACAATGCCAAACCATTATACATCCAAACTGCGAATAGTTTAACGAGGCAAGGGTTTGTGAAAAGTGGCAAGAAATATTATTGCGACTTAATGTTTGACAATACCGCAGAAACTATGATTCATTGGTTTGAAAATTTAGAAGATAAATGTCAAAAGCTACTCCTTGAAAAAAATGATGCTTGGTTCCAAAATAGTCTCACATCAAGTGACATTGAATGTGCGTTCACACCTACACTTCGTGTCTATAAATCAGGCAAATATTACTTAATTCGAACAAATATTAAAAATACACCAACGGGCGAACCAAATATCAAGATATTCAACGAGAACGAGGTTACTTTAGGAATCAATGATATTACCAATGAAACGAATATAATTTCCATATTGGAAATTCAGGGCATTAAGTTCACATCTAGGAGCTTTCAAATTGATATTGATTTGAAACAAGTAATGGTTGTAGATAAGACACCGATATTTGATAATTGTGTGATAAAAACTAACAAACCAAAACTTTTTACAAAACCTTTAGAAGTATTGCTATCACATGTTAATCAAGAACAATTGGTAACTCAGGATGAAGGTCAAAAAAGCGAAATGATAGATGTTGAAGACCAAAAAAGCGAAGTTCTAGAAAGTGAAGGCCAAGATAAAATAGACAATTTATTTGGCATCATCGCCGAAAGCCAAGACAAACCAGAAACAGATGATGAAGTAACCTTAGAAATTGAAGAATTGGGAGTTGATGACATAAAGGAGGTCAGCATGGAAGTTAATTTAGACGATTTGGATTCGATTACATTAAAGAAACCCAACGAAGTATACTTTGAATTATACAGAGAAGCGAGAAATAAGGCGAAACAAGCAAAACGTTCCGCCATAATCGCATATTTGGAAGCCAAGAATATTAAGAAAACTTATATGTTGGATAATTTAAATGATAGTGATAGTGAATTCGACGCAGAAATAGATGAAGCATCCGAGAGTGAATTGGAAGGTCTTTAGTAAACAATTAAATGACTATTCAAAAAATTATTTTATCATTAATTTTATATAATGAGTCCCTTAAAAAAGTTATGGAATGACTATGGTATAGGCGCTATTGTGGTTTTATTAATTGTTGCTTATGGAATTAGTATTTTTGGTGGCTACCTTTCCTCCAAGGGTATGTCTGGTTATGAATCGAACAAAATGATGCCCCAGCAATACAAGAATACAAATGCGCAAATGTCTGCCGGGGTTAGGCCCTCGGAACCTTTAGGTCAAAATGAGGTGTTTTCTGCGGTGAACGGTGTTCAAACCAGCATGCCCGGCCTTCCCTCCTCCTGCTCCAAACCCAACATCCAAAACCCCGCCGAGCTTTTACCTAGGGACAGCAACAGCCAATGGGCGCAGCTGAACCCTTCTGGTAAGGGAGAGCTTGCCAACGTCAACCTGCTGAAGGCTGGATACCACATTGGTATTGACACGATTGGCCAGACTCTCAGGAATGCGAATCTTCAAATCAGGTCCGAGCCGCCCAATCCTCAGCTGAATGTTGGGCCTTGGAATTTGAGCACAATTGAGCCTGACTTCATGCGCCCTCCGCTCGAGCTTGGATCTGGACCTCAATAAACAGTTTATGTACTTGACTGAAATATTTATATATAATTTTACATATAAATATTTACACATCGAATTTAATTTGGGTTATACAACGCAGTTCTTTGATATGTTATAGCACCTGGATTACCGTTGTCGCCTATTCCCCAAACACTAATTTTAATCCTAAAATACAAATTCAAAGCTGGTATATAGCAACCCAAATCTTTGCCTTCTAAAAAATTCATTTGTGTGACATCAGCAATGTTTGTATCTTCTAATATCCATTCATTTGATTCATCAGCATTCACCAATATATCGGGTTTACTTGACTGTTGTATCATTCCTGTCAATAACACGCACATTTGAGAGAAACTAAAGAAATTTGTTGGGTCACCAACAGTGCCAAATAATTGGGGGTTTATACCAGGCGCCGATAAATCTGGAAATCCAGATGAATTTAATATAGCCCACATTACACCAATTGTTCCGCCTTGAGAACTTCCTGGGTTATCATACCAAAAATCATCTTGTAATATATTTCTTGTGGGTGTAATTGATTCATTTATATAATACTTGTAATTGAATAATGGGCCTCCGGTGTTGAGACGCGTAAACCATATATTATCTGTTAGCCTATCCTGATATAACGGGTTTGTATAATCCTGACCGGTAAGCTTTGTAAAAGTGATAGTATAAGATGGCGACACATATGATGTCTGAATAGTGATAAATTGATTAATACACAAGGAAGGGGCCGGGCTGCGTTGTTTACAATAGTTGAACATACGCGTAGAAGATCCGCGACCCTTCGTCGCGCCTAAATTTACACTAACACCGGCAATTTTATTATTACCCCCCAAATCGTTTTTGTTTTATCCAGCCACTGAACATATTATACAATAAATCTATATTATATTAGTCTTAGTGTATTTGGAAAACACATTTTTTAAAATCTATGAATATAATATAAAATGTCGAATCCTTTTTTTACAGTCAACGCAGCAGATGCTATTGTTTTATCAGTAGGTTTAAATAATACTGGTCAATATATTGTAGCGGTTACTGCTAATTATACAGTATATACCTCTTCAAATTACGGCGCATCATTTACGCAAACTGGAACTGGTATAATTAGTTCTTATATTCCCGGGTGTCAACGTATCGTCAGTAGTTCAGATGGGCAATATTTTGTTATTGCTAGTAATGGAAATGGCATATACACATCAAATAATAATGGATCTACATGGACATACCAGGCAGGTTCTCCAAACCTGAATTCTGTAGTATCAAATGCTTCTGGATCATTATTGATTGGTTGTGATGGGGCAAATATTTATAATTCGGCTGACCATGGAGCAAATTGGAATCTAACTACATCCAATGAACAAATGACTGCCATTAATGGAACTTCAACTGACCATTTAGTGGGAGTAAGTGATAGCAATCAATCCATATGGACTTCGTCTAACCAAGGTGCAACATGGGTTCAAAAAAACGCTACGAATACATTTACAAACGCTTCAATTAGCGCGGATGGACAAACAATTTATGCATTACATGGTGACACGTCACCTTCATATTTACAAATATCGCTGAATGGCGGGGCTACATGGACTAATCTTTCTTCGATAACTGGTTGGTGTTATAATGTTTGTTGTTCAAGTCATGGTAGTACAGCAATTATAAGCGGTGCGTACGCCGCCGGGCCAGATGCGTTAGGAATTTATTGGACAAATGATTATGGCGCTACATGGACGAGTGAAATTTATACTTCAACGACGAATGATAATTGGGCTTATACAAATGTTTCGGGTGATGGATTAATTGGGGGCGCAGGTGACTTTGGTCAAAACAAAATTTTTACATTTTCTCTTCCTGTTTCGCCTCCAGTGCCTCCTACTCCCGGCAATATTTGCTTCCCCAAAGGCACACCAATTGAAACGGACCAAGGCACCTTTGCGATTGACAAGATCGCTGCCATTCTTGGTCGTGGAAATACTACGCTAACGATTCAAGATAAACCGATTGTCGCAATTTCCCAAACATTATCGAAAGACAAAACACTCGTGTGTTTTGAACAGGATGCGCTTGGACCGAACAAACCGAACAAAATGACCATGGTGAGTCGCGAACACAAGATTGGCTATAAGGGACACCTGATAAAGGCCAAATATTTTGTCGAATATTTACCCAAAAATAGGGTTCACTTGGTTCCTCATTGCCCGAGTGATATTCTTTACAATGTGTTGCTCGACGATCATTCCATCATGAAAGTTAACAATCTTTCGGTTGAAACCCTTCACCCTCAAAATCCAGTAGCCATTTCGATAATCAATTCCAAGAAACCAAAGATCAAACAAAAGAAACGAAACTTTTTCAAAATGACAATTATTTAATTTATAAAAACATATATAAAAGTATATACAGTAACAATTAAATGACAAATAATATAATTGTCACGGGAGGAACAGGATTTATCGGTAATAAATTGTGCGAAGAATTACTGAAAAATCCAAATAATCAGGTCATTTGTATAGATAACAACAGCACCGGGTGTGAGCATAATATAGAGTCACTGAAATCAAATCCAAGATTCGCATTTATTTATCACAATGTGAAGGACCCCTATTTCACAGACCAACCTATTCACGAGATTTATCATTTGGCGTGCCCCGCATCACCCCCGCAATACCAGCGAAACAGCATAGATACACTCGAAACAAATGTATACGGAACAGTGAATTTTCTCGAATTGGCAAAGTACCATAATGCCAAATTCCTACTTGCGTCAACATCGGAAATATATGGTGACCCGATGGTGTCCCCCCAAAATGAAAGCTATTGGGGAAACGTCAACACGCTTGGCCCAAGGTCTTGTTATGATGAGGGTAAACGCTGCGCCGAAACATTCACCTACGAATATCACAAAAATTACAATGTTGATATTCGTATTGCTCGTTTATTCAATACATATGGTCCTAAGATGAACAAAGACGATGGACGAGTGATAAGTAATTTTATAAATCAATCAATACGAAATGAAGATATAACAGTGTATGGAACTGGAACACAAACACGGTGTTTTTGCTACATTGATGACACGGTTCGTGGGTTAATTTCGCTTATGAATATGGATGGATACAGCGGGGCGGTGAATATTGGGACCACGTTTATGTATACAATGTTGAATGTTGCGGAAATAGTCATACAACTTACAGAATCTAAGTCGAAGATAGTTTACAAGGAATATCCAATTGACGACCCAACAAATCGTCTTCCGGATATTAATAAGGCAAAACAATTATTAAATTGGGAGCCAACAGTCACATTTGTAGACGGGTTGAATAAAACAATTGAATACTATAAATCAATCCACTCAACCTTTTGAAGGGGTTTGAGCGAAGCAAAAACCAAGTCTGTAGTAGGGAGCCTCCGTGGTTTTGCTCCACTTTTTACACCTTTGCGCATTGGAAATGCGCGCGGAACCATTACTTTTCACTGACAAAAATACCCCAGAATGGGCATATTCATGAGTTAAAAGGTGTAAAAGTGGATACTAAAAGTATTTTAGCAAGATATAGTATGACAAAGGCCCGAACAAGAACGAGAACAAAAAATAGATTGCGAAAACGCACAAAAACAAGGTCGGCTCGCGGAGGAACGTACGAATCCTTTGACAAGATTGACTTAAAAAAAGCAGCAAATGAGCGTAAATTATTTGATAACACTTCCAGTGATACTACATATGAGAAATTTAGCAAGCAAATGTTAACAGAAGCGCAGGGCGAACGCCAAGAACTGGATAGTGATTATACTAAGTGGAAACAAACGGAATGCTCTAGAATAGACAATGAGATAGAGAGTCATGAAAGAGAGATAAATAGACTCAAACAAGAGAAAAAGGAGTTACGTTGCGTAAAGAAAAATGTCTTTGGTTTCTAAAGTATAGAAGGGGTTTACGGGGGAATGCCCCCGTAATATATTACTAACATATAGTATATGGAAAAAGAAAAACATAATCTATTTTTTTACATTTTTATAGGATTTATACTACTATTGTGTCTTAAAATTTACTATGATTCAGATACATTCAACTTAAAATGTATTATTGCGTCAAAAGATGGTAACAAATATTGTGTCCGTGAACGAGCAAAATTAAATGAAGCCGCCAACTTATTAGCATCTGTTACCGAAAAATGTAAACAAATGGTTGCCTATATGAAGGAAAATCATCCAAAAGATGATCGTGTAAAGCGTCTCGCAGAAGGATTTAATCCCAAGAAAATAATGGAAACATTGCCAACAAGCGAACTTACTGCGTATAGTGAAAACAAGGGCGAAAAAATAGCATTTTGTTTGAACACGACTAAACAAGGGACTGACTTAATTGACATTAACACGCTGACATTTGTTGCGCTTCATGAACTCTCGCACATAATGACGTCTTCTGTTGGTCATAAACAAGAATTCTGGCAAAACTTCAAATTTCTTTTGGAAAACGCAAAAGCGGCAAATATATATCAACCTATTGATTACAAGAATACCCCCAAGGAATATTGTGGGATGACATTGAATGATAACCCATATTATGATTTAGTTTAGAAAAATCAATAGTTTTCATTCAACATATTCTTATTTTGGATTGGGGCGTCTAACCAAAATTTTATTGAATATAATAAACTTTTAGAAAATCCCTTTTAAAAGTTTATTTTGCTCGCTTTTTTTAAAAGCGAAGTATATTATATGTCGACAAACATATACAAAGTCAAATATATAATCAACGGAAAAATTGATACAATCTATGTGTTTTCGCAAGGTCAAACTGAAAACGTATTTAGCGAACACGAAACTAACGAAATACAAACCAATAATATTAATGTGGTTTATTCCAACAAGCAAATTCACTTCGATGATACAATTGGGGTTGTAAAGATAAAAATACTCGAGGAAATCAAGAAGGATGTATCCATTGAGGAGTTATATCTATTTTGTAACAAGTTAGAGCAATTGAATGCGGTTTCGGTATATCAATCATTAACACAGAATAAACGCTTAGAGTTAACCAATATTCGTTTTCAACAGTTTGTATCAAATATAGTTAGTGATGAAAATGGTAACGCATTTGTTCCACCAGTAAAAAAAGATGTATATGATTATGATGACATCCTTGGAATGAAAATTGATGGCAAGAAATATATAATAGATAAAGTTCTTGGACAGAAATTCTTTATAATTGAAAATGAATATCCATTTGTGTGTGATCCATACAAAGCAACGGATTTTGATTCATTCTTTGAACAAAAAGCCCGCAAAACACTATCCACGCTCAACAGTCATCTTTTATTGAGCACAGGAACAATTGTAGATAACTCTATCTATTTGTGTTTAGCAAATGATGTATTAACATTTGCCGAAGAATCTGATCTTTCGCAAGAAACAGTTGTGAAAACATACTTCCCATTCTTGTATGACAAGAACATTAACAATTTGACAGATTTGACAAGCAAACGAGTAGAATTAATACAATCTAACAAGCAATTTTTCAATGAAAGGACACTTAACTCATTCAAAACAGTTGACATGTTTTACGATGTTTTTAACATGAGGAAAACAGAATTGAATTATGTGAGTCGCGGGATTAAGTATATCAAAGCGGTAATGTCTCAAGAGTTTGTTGTTAGGATTCCACTGGATATCATATTTAAAATCATACACGCGAACAAAGCAAACCCACTAATTAAATACAACCCATCGCCAAGACAAGAAAATATTTACCGGTTATATGCTGACAAGGTTGCGATGGATGGAGCAAAAATTCTATATTTGAAAAAACCAACCATTATACAATTGATGAGTAATATTGCCAAAACAAAATCTGTTGCTGTTTACATTGAATTACCATTGGACAATAAAAAGGTCCAAACAATTATATGCGAGTTTGATGAAAATGGGGCTGTTACGATAACTTGTAATTTTGTAAATGCCGTTCAAAAGGCTGATGTTGAAGCTATCTTCCAAAAAACAATAAACCCAATATTAGAAGAAATTAAAGGCTTATTGGAGCAAAGTGGATACAAATTGAAGGTTTTCACAACTCTAACGGATGATACGATTGAAATTAAACAACTCACATTTGAAGATCAAATTAAAATATCTAAACCACTCAATTTGGATTCATACATGGGGTGTATTTCGAGCATTTTTATAAATGAATCATCCGCAAAAAATGTATACAATCTTCGTTTTAAACGTGTCTCTAATTTTAATAAGGTTACAAGTCAAGAGGCTTTCATTCTTGAAAAAATAGATGATGGTTACAAAGGAGATGAGCTTGTTACTGCGCTGTTGGGAAACTATGGCGACGACCTAACGCGCGACCAAGCCCTTCAGTTAGTTCGTAAAGTGGCAAATGAGGTTCAACTAGAACAAGGTGCTAAACGAACAAATGTAAAAATTAAGGATAACCCAGGTTTTAAGACTACAATTACGTTGGATCCTCAAACAGGTATAATCAAAATCATAGTTGAAAATATAAATGATATTCATTATTTGAACACAATACCAATTTTTCTGGATAGTATGGTTCGTTTTACACAAGATATAAATAGCACAAGGTATCCAAGTCAAGAAATAAAGAGATTATGTTCTCTCGATCAGGTTGTTGATGTTGTTATCGGTGATATAATTTCTCCTAGTGAGAGTTCTAAAGAAGAGTTGGGAGAACAACAACAACAAGATGATGATGATATTGAATATACAAATGAAGGCGATAAATTAGAAAAAGCTAAAAATGCGTTTGACTTAATCTTTGGAGATGATGATTACGAGGAAGATGAAGATATGGCCGGAGGTGTAAATACATTAGAAGTCGAGCAACAAGACGAAGTCGAGCAACAAGACGAAGTCGAGCAACAAGACGAAGTCGAGCAACAAGGCGAAGCCGAGCAACAAGACGAAGCCGAGCAACAAGACGAAGTTGAAGATGAAGTCGAAGATGAGGAACAAGACGAAGTTGAAGATGAAGGAGAAGACGAAGATCAAGAGTTAGAAACAGAAGGAGAAGAAGAAAATCAAATTATCAATATGGACAATAAACAACTGAATAAACCATATTATTTTCAAGAGCGAATTGAACAACGAGACCCTCAATTGATATTAAAGCGTCGCACAAAACATTTCAATGCCTATTCACGAATTTGTAGTTCCGATTTGAAAAAGCAACCTGTTATTTTGACAGATGCGGAATTGAAAAAAATTAAAAGGGAACACAAAGGGTTTTTGAGACCAGAAGATGTAATTACATATGGTTCTGATCCAAATAACAAATATAGTTATATTTGCCCTCGTTATTGGTGTTTAAAAACAAATACAATTATCAATCCAGACGATTTGAAAGAAGTTGTCGACGCAAAAACAGGTCAAAAGGTGCTGGAACACCCGACATGTGGAAGAATATTGCCACCTAAAGCAGATAAGGTAATCCCAGGTCACTATATTTACGAATTCTACAAACCATCTCCAGGTAAAAATGGTAAACCTGACTCTAAAAAGTATCCCGGATTGATTCCCAATTCTCATCCTGATGGTTTCTGTTTGCCATGCTGTTTCAAAAATTATAATACAGTTGGACGAAAGAAGGAAAATGAATTATGTCTTGGTGAAAAAAAGGGGTCCATAAAGAAAGATGTTCAAGTTCGTCAGGATGAATATATAATCAGCCCAGAAAAGTATCCTCTTCCTAATGGACGTTGGGGATATATGCCCCTTAGTATTCAACAAATGTTAATGGTTGTTAGCGCCGATTGTCAAATTAGCAAAACAAACACAAATATTAAACCTAACCACCCATGTCTTTTACGACGCGGTGTTGAAGTAAATGACAAACAATCATTTATAGCTTGTATTGCTAACACATCATTTTCCACAAAGAAGACTGCTGATAAAACACCAGCCCCGATCCCAACGATTATCGAAATGAAACAACGAATTTTGGAATCTATAACAATTGATACCTTTGTAAAATTCCAAAATGGAAATTTGGTTGCCGATTTTCACGATATGAATGCTGATGTTGACATAGAGGAATACAAAAATACAAAATTATACTCCAAATTGGATTTTTCCAAACCAACAGATCGTTATTTTGCCAAAAAAGTTGTCTCCGCATTTGAGAATTTCAAAAATTATATAATGGACAATGACGCACTCATAGATCCAACATATTTGTGGGATATTGTTTCAACACCTAATGCCAATATATTCCCAATCGGTGTTAATCTAGTTATATTTAAAATTCCAAATGAGGATATTACTAATAATGTAGAATTGATTTGCCCAACTAATCACTATTCAAGTGAATTTTATGATGCTAGAAAACCTACCATTATTTTAATTGAGCAAGGTGGCTATTATGAGCCTGTATACACTTATATTGATAAGGGAAATAACCGGACCGCAATATCGTGCTTATTCAAAGAGTATGACCCGACATTATCCGCAAATATGAGGGCTGTATTCAAAGATATAGTGAAGCCATTTTTTAATAATGTATGTCGCCCTCTTGAAAGTCTGCCCCCCGGAGGGTTAAGTGAGCCAAGTGTATATGAGGCAAAACATGCAATAACACTATACAAATTAATACAAAAATTAGATAAATATAAATATAAAGTAGATAAGTTAGTTGTAAATTTTAACTCAAAAGTCATTGGAGTTGTCGCAACCAGTCCAAATAATCAAACTGGGTTTGTTCCGTGTTATCCGTCTTCTATAAATGATGAATTAAAGGAAAATCTTGATTATGTGTTTATGACTGATTTCAGTTTATGGAAAACCTACGATGAAACATACATATTTTTAGATCAATTATCAAGACGAAGTGCCAAGAAACGAGACCAACCAGACATACCTTGTAAACCTGCGTTTAAAGTCATTGAGGATGGTCTTGTAGTAGGAATTCTTACAGAAACAAATCAATTTATACAGATTTCGGTACCCATTGCGGAAGTTGATATTCGTCCTAATAAGAATATTCCATCGCTGGACAATAATAGTTACATTGTTAATGTAAAGGATAGTCCAATGGTTTCTGCTGATGTGCCGATTACCGCCAGCGACGATGTTGATAAAGAGCGAGTAGATTATATGAAACGAATACATCTGGAAACCAATTTTTATAATGTATTTCGCAATACAATTCGTATTTTGTTGAATGATTACGAGAATGTGGCTATGAGAGAAAAAATAGAAGCTGAATTATCAAAAGTCTATGTTATTTATACGAAGAAAATGACAAATATGGTGACATTATTACAGGACCTTGTGGATAATAAAATAGAGTTTACAGGTGATGAAAATTATTACAAGGTGATTGACGAGGTTTCGACATGTATCATAAAGAACAAAGAAACGTGTGATACAAAAGTGTGTGCTATTACAAATGGAAGTTGTAATTTAATTCTCCCAGAGAAAAACCTGATGACACGCAAACTGAATAAACAAATATACTTTGAACGAATAGCAGATGAATTAATTCGATACAATCGAATTACCGCATTCATGCTCCAACCGCAAAACTACTTATCATTTGGAAACATTGGTTACAACCTGAACAATGATGAAATAATAATGATCCAATCATTGCTCAAGGAGTATTTTGAATTGAACTTGGTGCCATCAATTACAAATCAATATGTGAAATACAATTCATATGATGAAGCGGAACCTGCGTTAACACAAGTATATGAAAATGTAGTTTCAACTAAAGTACCAGAAGAAAGCGCAAAAACATGTTTATTCAAAATCAGTCCACGGATAACATCTGGGCTATGGAGAGTTATTTTTCCCGACACATATAAAGAAATCGGTTATGGAAAGACTCGATTATGCACGTTTACAACAATCATTGATTTAATTGAAAAGATGACAAATGAAAAGCTCACTATAAATCAAATTAAAAATGTGTTATATGAAGAATATCGAACTTATTTAGAAGAGCATCAGCCAAAAATAGTGGATATACTAATTATAGAAGGCAAAAAAACGCTTGGAGATCAAGTAAAAGCTGGCTCTATATCATTTGGTAGTTTTTTGTATACCGATAATTATTTCCTCACACCATTTGATATTTGGCTATTGGTTCAAAAATATAAAATTCCAACTATTTTCATATCCCAGAGAGAGATCATGCAAACGAACTATAAGGATTTTGCGTTTATTGGTTATGGTGAACGGGATGATAAATTCGCATTCATTATTGTTCCTGGGCTTGACCCCGAAAAAATTCCAGGTTATAAACTCGTTATAAATGATAAAAACGAGACATTCGTTCCACTTGACAAATTAGAAGATCAAACAATGATTGATAAAGCATTTGATACAAGAATGTCAGTTGAGGAGTATCTTGCGCAATTTACGAAAAAGGCTTTAACTATCAAGAAAAAGAAACTTATTCGTGTAGATGCCGAACCATAAAAATGACAAATTTAATTAATTATTTGTAATTTTTGATGCATCCACTTTTTTGAAAAGTGGTTATTTCAACTATGGATGTCGGGATTCAAATGTGTATTCTCTTATTTCTCGATGTCGATTATTTGTAAAAACACTTCGCGTTACAATAATTTTTCGTCCAAATGCCGGATTGTATATCGAAAAATATGTCATATTAGTTTTAAATTTCTTATAACAAAAACGTTGTGTAGAACTTGATAGGGAATGTATTCCCGACATCCACAATTGAAGATATGGTTTCATTATTTTAATCAGCAGTTTTTTTGGAAATGTGTTGTCAATATAAATGGGGTTTTCAATAAATGTATTCGCATAATTTATCATATTTAATATATCCTCGTGAATTATATCTTCACACGAATTATTTATATAGTTAATAATTATATATTCTCGCAACAAATGTTCTTGCTTTTTACCAAATATCCGCAAATTAAAACCTTCATTAAAAAATTTGAATAGTAGTTCTGGATATAAATTTGTATTGAATTTTATAAAAAAATAAATATTATACAATGTTGACTTGTTGAATACAATATTGTTGTATGGGTTTTTAACATTCAACGGTAATGAAAATAACTCGTGTGAGTTTGTAAGCGATGAATTAATGACCTTTATCAAATCACGAATATTGAATAGATAACGACTATTTTTTTGAAATATACAAATAACATTTTTACCATGTTCCTGCAATTTGTTCATACATAAATCTTCATCAACAACTATTGCGGACTTTTTGTATTTGTATATATAAGATAATCGCGCGAATGCGTGATATACGCTCTGTATTTTACAAAATACATTCATGAATTCCGTACGGATATCTTCATTAAAAAATACATTTTTCATACACTGATCTATATAATTAAATTTATTTTGTATAGAATAATTGCGAGATGACAATATTCCAAGAATTACTGCCTGTTGGGCATTCATTTTTGTAACACTTTTTTCTATGATATAATTAAAAGTATGTTCAAATGACATACTATGTTACAACAATAATTTTTAAGTATAAAAAATATTGTTATTTTATTATTTTACCACATTTATAATCAATCATTTTTTCTCTACTTTTTTACACCTTCGCGCATTGAAAATGCGCGTGGCACAGTCACTTTCAGCTGATGAAAACGCTCCAGAATGGGCGTTTTCAAAGAGGAAAGGTTTAAAAAGCGTATGTTCTAGAATCCCGGATTGTAATCATTATCCTTACCCATGTCCACAGTGTGAAGCGTAATCACATTATTCTGTATACCAATCTTGCTACAAGCATCGGCTGTGGTTTGTGTCCCACTGAAGAAGGTGTCAATTTCATCCTCTACATTAATCGGTTTGTATTCACTCGTCGCCTCCAATTTCTGCATCTCTTCAATATCAAGGACCACTTGGAACGCGCTTGTTCCATAGAACCCTTCTTGACCACACATGACATTAGCAGATATTCCTTTCATTGTGTCCAAATCTGCATGCCTCGCCGCCTTTAAGAACATTTCTGGCGTTTCCTCAAATGATGCCTTCGCAATTGGTCCAATGTTATCATTGTTGATTCCGTGACGGAAAATAGAAATCATCTTGCTTGTGTATGTCATTCTATCCACTAAAATACTGTAATTGTGGTAATTGATGTATGTTCCATCAAAGGAAATCACCTCCATGAGCTCATTCAGTATTGTTTGACGCGCTGCCTCAATTCCAAGCACTTCGTAGATTTCAACAATATCATTACTGAATGTTTTGGTGTCATCCACATAATCCAGGCCCAACACTTCCAGTAAATTAGAGCCTACTGTATCTAGAACCCAAATGTCCTGCTTCGCATAAGTTCCGTTTGACTCTACAACATTGTCCTTTATCTTGCGAAGAATAACCTTATTAATTCTCTTGATTCCCCTCAACACCACATTTTCCAGTAACTGGTCTTGAAAATTCTTCAGTATATAAATTTGATCTGTTTGATCGAGCGGGTTGACCTTCGTTTTATTCTTGCCCTTACCCGAATTATTCTTGATTACTTCAACCATGCGAATACGGAACACCAATTTGTCTGAATTGTAATCACTGTATACACACGACAACTGTCCTTCAAAACAATTATTCAGTGTGAAATTCACATCATCCATTGTAATATTCTTTTCCAACATGATCTCGGGATCCATTATCATGCGAACAATCCACTTGGATTTTTCATTCTCATCGCTATTCATTGATACTCCAGCACATTCGCTTACCATACTCTCAAACACCCGATATTGTTCAATTGTGTCCTTGTCCTCCTCTATCAGGGTGTTCAAATCATCGGGATCAAAGCATATCTCAATTGACTTGACAATCTCTTGTAATTTCGTATGCTCCAACATATACATGATGGATTTCGCCTTATCCTTCTGCGTCGAATCTTCCTCATTCAAATACACGGTGAGTGATGGATTTTTAGGTTCACTCGACAATGATAGAATTTCTTCAATTCGCGGAACTCCGCGCGTGACATTTGACTTGGAAGCCACACCTGCAAAATGGAATGTATTGAGTGTCATTTGGGTTGACACCTCACCAATGCTCTGCCCTGCGATCATTCCAACCATTTCCCCAGGTGCCACAATTGCCCGTTTGTAATCCAACGTAATTGTATCTAGCAACATTGTCAGTGCCGCCAAATTAAATCGCTTTACCAAAAGTAGCTGCTTGGGCGACAAGTAGTAATAGTACAGCGTCTTGAAAAGTAGTGTCGGTGGCGCAAAGTGGATTTTTTCCAAGTTTGTGTAATATTTCTCAAGTAATTCATATACTTCAGTCGGGGTAACGTCAACCATTGAGGCAGCCGAAATATTGTTTTGTCCTTGAACATTACCAATTATATAGGAAAATGCGACAGGGCAATTCACAACATCTTCCGCTCTACCTTTGAATACATGATTTACCAACTCCTTTCTCATTTGAACCATCAGGTCAGTGTATTTCTGGTTATACTCATCCATTGTTTTCTTCTGGTTCTTGTATCGAGCCAACACATTCTTCAAGAATATACTGGACAACATTTTCGAATTGTTTGTGTCATCCGGAAGAGCATAATGCGCGTAAATATCCTGAATACTCATATTAACAATAGGAATTTGTTGGTTTTCAACCTTGACTGTATCAATATTGTCTTCACCATACACAAACTGAACAATTTTGCCTTTATTGGATCTCACCGTCATATCATAATTCACCATCAAATCCTCAAGACCTTTGATCAATCGACGTTGAATATATCCAGTTGTAGAAGTCTTGATTGCGGTATCAATTAAACCAACACGACCGCCCATCGCATGGAAGAATAATTCCTGTGGCGAAAGTCCATTAATATACGAACTTTCCACGAATCCACGCGCACTAGGTGAATCATCATATTTAGTGAAATGTGGCAATGTGCGGTGGTCAAATCCATAAGGAATGCGTTTTCCATCCACATTCTGTTGCCCCAAACAAGATATCATGAACGAAATGTTCAAATCAGACCCCTTGGAACCAGCGTTCACCATTGTTACGAAACGATTGTTTGAGCCAAGGCTTTTCAAACCGATTTTGCCGGACTCTGCCGTTGCCTGATTAAGAATATTATTAACTTGTGTCTCAAACTCCTCCTCGTTTGTCTTTCCAGTGTTATTCTCAAAGATTCCAATTTGTGTTTGCTCGATAATGTTCTTCACGTCACCCTTCTTTTTTGTAATTACTTCAATAATTGCGTCATTTGTTGCCTTGTCAGAAATCAAATCACTAATCCCAACACTGAACCCGCTGCTCTTCATGTATTCTGTCACAATATTTTGAAGATCGTCAATTAACTTTGCGGAGGCCATGTTACCAAAATCGTTACACGTCCTGTGAATAAGTCCCTTGGTTCCGGCTCCAACAACACCCTTGTCAATTTGTCCGCGAATGTATTGTCCATTTTTAATTTCCAATACAGAGTTGTAATTTTCTGCGTCAGTTTTATCATCCTTGTAAGCCTTGGTTTTGTATTTCAATGACAAGGGGGGCATAATTTGAGACAGAATATCAAAACTCGTAACAGTATCTCCCTTTTTGAGCAACTCATTCTCATTGACACCATTGAACATCATCAACAAATTCATTGCTTCACGTTGCGTGAAATTAACATTCTTTCGCGTGAACTGGTAGCACCCAAGCATTGAATCCTGGAAAATTCCAATAATTGATGTGTTGTTCGCAGGGCTGATAATTTGATAAGGAACCGCCGCCAAATTTTTAAGTTCTGCCTCAGACTCAGGGTCCTGAGGCATATGTAAATTCATTTCATCTCCGTCATACCTTGACATCATATATGCTCACATATGTTTTACAACACAGTTTACATATTTTTGTCGCCCCCAAAGTTTCCAGTGGGGAGGGACTGTATCTTAAGCCAACTCTGGGTGACTAAACCCGTCATCGTTGACCGACACCCGTTCAGTCTCTGAATGCCTTCCCTAGTCTTGTCATAGCGACATTAGGAAGTCACACTGCGGATTATCCAATCCTTCACATTATTACCATTGGGTTCAGCAATTAACTGAGTTCCTCACAAATGTTTCCAAATGTGAGTGGTAGTGAAGGCTCTAAGGAACTCCCCGCAACAAGGTGTCTCGCATCCAGGAACCTATGTTCCCGGACACCCTCCTTACACTTAAGGGAAGGGGCGTCCGGGGAAACCGTAGGTTTCCTGGAAACTAGGGAGTTTCACGCTTTTAACGCTCCCTGTTGCCGACCTGGGAAGGATGAATTGAATTCGATCAGCATTGTATGGTTTCGTCGTTCCAACGTTCATACGGAAAGTATCACCATACTTCATAACTCTCGCAATATGACACATCATTGACATTCTGTGTAAAGTCGGCTGCCTGTTGAACAAAATGGGGTCACCATCCATCATGTGACGATGAACAATGTCCCCATCTTCAAGAACAACAGAGTCCCTGTCAACATACCTCAGCGTAATTGACTCACCGAACTTTTTTTCCAGAATCTTAGCACCGGGCCAAATATCTGGTCCGTTTCTAACCAACTTTGTCAAGAATGCGCGATTGAGCGAATTTACAGTAACTGGTTTTGTAAGATTTTTAGCAATTTTCATTGGAATGCCCAGCTGTTTAATAGACAAATTTGGCTCGGCACCGATAACGGAACGAGCACTATAGTCAACACGCTTTGCCATTAAATTGCTCCTCATGCGTCCTCCCTTCCCATTCAATCGATCCTTGATCGATTTTAGCGGTCTTCCGGAGCGCTGGGCAACGGACGCAACTCCTGGAATTTTATTGTCCACCTGCGTCGCAACATAATATTGTAGGACAGTTGTCCAATCCTCAATCACATTTGCCGGTGCATTATTTTGAATTTTCTCCTGGAGTGTCTTGTTTGTCTTGATGATATTCACCAAAATATGACTCAAATCATCCTCCGACCGTTGCTGTGCGTCATGCTTTACAGATGGACGAACAGCAGGGGGTGGCACATACATTACTTGACAAACCATCCAATCTGGCCTGGAGTAAACAGGACTAAACCCCATGAATGAAACATCCTCGTCTGAGATTCTCTTACAGATTTTAATAACCATCTCCGGAGTAAGCTTGATTTCAATTGGTTCACTTTGCTCACCACCATCACCCTTCCACTCTGCGAAAATTGACGCAAGTCCCTCTTTACGAATTTTATTCGGTTGTAAACAACCACACCCATCCTCAGTGTCCTCGCCACATCGCTTTATTTTACTCGCAAGTGAAAACACATATTTCCACCGGCTCTCACCCTGTAGCTTCAGCGCCTGCTTGTATTTTTCCTTACTGATGAGAAGTTTGCTACATTTAAAACAAACACACCGCAGACATTTTAGAACCGTGCTTAAATACTGAATATAAAACACCGGACGCGCCAATTCAACGTGACCGTGATAACCGGGCGTCGTCATATAATCAAGCCCATCGGTTGGGCAAATTAGTCCTGGCTCTAAAACCCCCATCCTAGGATCAAATAGTCCTCCAATGACTGGTTTATTATTGATATAAGTGTCTCGGCTCGTTATCTCGGCAACGGATCCTTTTCGTATTTCATCAGGAGATAAAATACTAAATTGGATGCCAACAACTTTAGAACAGACAACATTTGAACCTGTAGGTTTCGACATCTCTTATATATGGGAATAAATAAATGGATTTAGATTGTTTCCAATTCAATTTTATTTTCAATTGTTTACAGTAAAAATAAAAATAAAAATATGAAAAACTCAATGTTTGAAAAAAGAATAATGGGTATGATAAAAATAAAATTGAAACAAATACTTTACAAAAAGGTAACTTAAACAATTCATTGATATATACTAAAATGGTTCGCGATACTAAAAGCAAGAAGGAGCAGACGAAGAAGAAGGTGGCTGCTAAAAAGGAGGAGCAGAAGAAGAGGATGACCACTCGCGGAAAGCCTGATGATGATAGCGAAGAGGAGGAGGAAGAGGAGGATGATGACGAGGAGGAGGACATGGATCCTATCGAGTATCGTAAGTTCTTGGCATCTCTATTCCCATCGAAAAATGCGGAGAAGAAGGTAAAGGATGGAGAAAAGTTGAAGAAGACGCTGTCAAAGGACCTGAAGAAAAATAAAAAGATTATCGAGAGCGATGATGAGGAAGAGGTATGGGAAACGGAGGAAGAAGAGGAAGAGGATACAAAGAAGAAAAAGAAGAAGAATGGAAAAAAGAAGAAGATTGTCGTTGAAGACAGCGACGATCAGGATGATTCTGATTATGTTCCCACAGAGGAGGATGATAATGAGGAGGAGGAAGAGGAGAGTGATGACGATGATGGTCGTAAAAAGAAGGGCGAAGACGTCACAATTTACTTCACAATTGGCGGGGATGACGACGATGACTATGATGATGAAGATGATGAAGATGACGAAGAAACTGAGGATGAGGATGCGTCAGTTTCAAGTGATGACGATGATACCGATGATGAAGACAGCGATGATACGGCATCAATTCTAGATGAAGGGTTGATCAAGCGCAAGAATAAGGGGAAACAGCCACCGACCCCGCGTGTTGTAAAGAACAAGTCAACAACGGAACAGATTATCAAGGATGAGGATGTTATTTCAAAGTTGAAGGAGATTCAAGAGAAGGACAAGGACAACAAGATGATTCAACAATGTATTAGTGTTTGCGAACAGAATATCAAGGAAAACAATAAAAAGATGGAAAAGAAGAACAAAAAGCAGAAGGACAAGAACATGCGAATTTTCAAGAAGATTATCAAGGACAAGAATACGAACAATGATTTCTCATTTTATGATAAGTTGGATATGGAAAAGCAGAAAAAGATCATCAAGGAACTACGTGAAATTAACAAGATTACTCGTGTTGAGAAGCCGTATCGCATGACGCTGTTGGAGTCTAACATCCCAGTTCAGTTTAAGAGCGCAGCTATGAAGAAGATTAATTCAATCCGTAATATGGATCCTGGCAGCGGCGAATATTACAAGAACAAAAACTGGATTGATAATTTCATGCGTATCCCGTTTGGCAAGTATGATAAGCTGCCAGTGTCAATTGAGGATGGTGTTGAGAAGTGTCACGAGTTTATGGAGAGCGCAGCAAAGATTTTGAGCGAGGCTGTTTATGGTCTGGATGATGCTAAGATGCAAATCCTCCAAATGACTGGACAGCTCATTACAAACCCAAAGTCGGTCGGTTGCGCAATCGGTATTTACGGTCCTCCTGGAACCGGCAAGACCAGTTTGATCAAGGATGGAATCGCAAAAATTCTCGGTCGAAAGACGGTGCTAATTCCTCTGGGTGGCGCAAAGGATAGCAGTCATTTGAACGGACATGGTTTCACGTATGAAGGCTCAACGTGGGGAAAGATTGTTCAAGGAATAATTGATTGTGGAAGTTCATCCGTTGTATTCGTGTTTGATGAAGTTGATAAGTTAAGCCAAACAACGCACGGCGAGGAAATTACTGGTGTGTTGACACATTTGATTGACTCAACCCAAAATGATGAATTCCATGACAATTATTTCGCAGAGGTTAAGTTTGATTTGAGCAAGTGTTTGTTTGTCTTTAGCTACAATGACGAGTCTTTGGTGAACCCAATTTTGAGGGACCGCATGTATCGCATCAAGACGGAGGGTTATGATGAGAAGCAAAAGACGGTTATCAGCAAACAGTATTTGATGCCGAAGATTAGGGAGCAGGTCAAGTTTGGAGAGAGTGACATTATTATTCCGGACGATTCAATTCATCACATGATTGAAAAGTATTGCGAGAAGGAGGATGGTGTTCGTAATTTGAAGCGTTGTTTGGAGATTATTCACACAAAGTTGAATTTGTATCGTTTGATGAAGCCCGGATCGAATTTGTTTGAGAAGGAAATGTCATTGAAGGTGGAGTTTCCGTTCAAGGTCACACCCGATATCGTTGATAAGCTTATCAAGAAAAATGATAAGACAAAGTCGACATTCCAAAGTATGTATATGTAAACTGCTTAAAATGTAATCTAAATTAATAATAATAATAATGAAAAATAATTTTTTTTATGTGAAGCGTAAACCCATAAAAAAAAGCATTAAAAAATGTATACCTGGTTGTCAGCATAAGTTAGTAAAAGATATGATTGATATAAATCCAGAAAAATCAATGATTATTGTATATTGTGAACTTTGCGAACAAACCTTTTAGGGTTGCTCAACTGCAGCAGCGGGCTCAGTAGCAGCATCTAAGGCTTCTTGCTTAATAGCAGCCTCTAAGGCCTCTTGCTTAATAGCAGCCTCTAAGGCCTCTTGCTCAGCTTTAACCCTAGCAGCCTCTAAGGCATCTTGCTCCGCTTTAATCCTAGCAGCCTCTAAGGCCTCTTGCTTAATAGCAGCCTCTAAGGCCTCTTGCTC